ACATGGGCTGCAAAAAACAAATGGTTCGGTCAAAACCGAGCGATGACATTTACAGCTTTTGAAATTCACAAGGATCTGGTTGAAAGGGAGGGATATGACCCTAAGTCTAATGAATATTATGAGGAGATCGACAAACGAATAAAAGTTGACTTTCCCCATAAATTTGCTAAAAGTGGTAGTATAGAAACGTCCAAGCCCGTTCAGTCGGTCGCTTCTGCACAAAGAAGTGTAAAACAAGGACGCCAAACTGTGAGACTCACATCTTCACAGGTCGCTATTGCGAAAAAATTAGGTGTGCCACTCGAAGAATATGCGAAACAATTAAAACTCACGAAGGAGGCATAAGCATATGAAAAAAGAACAAGATAAAACTTCTCGTGCGAGCTCAACACGGTCAAAGACTGAAAGACCAAAAGTGTGGACTCCCCCATCATCACTAGATGCTCCGCCTGCGCCTAAAGGATTTAGGCATAGATGGATAAGAGCAGAGAGTTTAGGGTTTGACGACACTAAAAATATCTCTGGTCGATTGAGAGAAGGATTTGTATTGGTGAGAGCCGATGAATATCCCGACTCAGATTATCCCATCGTTTCCTCAGGGAAATACTCAGGTGTCATTGGAGTTGGTGGCCTTTTGCTGGCAAGGATATCGGAAGAGATTGCGAAGCAACGAGCAGCCTATCAGGATAAGTTAACCGAAGGGCAAGACGAAGCAGTAGAAACTAATCTCATGAAGGAACAGCACAAGAGTATGCCGATCAATGTTGAACGGCAATCTCGCGTAACCTTCGGTGGTACAAAGAAATAAATTTTATTTCTACGGCGTAATGCCTATCATCGAATTCAATTAACCGTCTGTGATTGTAAAAAATTACAGGCACAAGGAGTAATATTATGGCAAATCGAAATACAGTAGGATTTGGATTACAAGCCACTGGTACTATGGGATCAAACTATACGAACCAGGGTCAATCCAACTACTTTATTGATGCAGCAGATGCTACAGCTATATATAATGGTCAGCCAGTTAAACTGACACTAGGTTATATAAAGACAGCGACTGCAGCTATCACCAATAATGCCCTTGGGGTTTTTAACGGTTGTTTCTACAATGCGGCTACTACACAGAAGCCGACGTGGAACAACTATTACCCAGGTGGAATTACTCCAGCAAACAGCGAAGACACTACAGCGTTTGTTTTAGATAACCCGATGCAACTTTACGAAGCATCTGTTAATGCACTGATGGGGGCTTCTACGCCTGCAGCAGTTGTAGCAGCAATTGGTAAGACAATGGGAACTCAAACATCGCAAGGAAGCACGACTACTGGAAGATCTAGTCAGTCGTTAGTTTTCGCAACAATACACAACACTGCTAATACTTGGAGAGTTTTAAGGGTCTCAGGAGATCCTGATAACGAAGACATGACTGCTGCATGGTGCACGGTCGTTGTAGTCGGTAACTTAAACCAAATTATTGACAGTTCGGCGTAATAGGAGCATATAGACTATGGCAATATCACGAGCACAGCTAGTTAAAGAACTAGAGCCAGGCCTGAATGCACTATTCGGGCTGGAGTACAAAAGGTATGATAATCAACATGCTGAAATATACGTAACCGAGTCTTCTGACAGGGCTTTTGAAGAAGAAGTCATGTTATCAGGATTCGCTAATGCCGATGTGAAAGCGGAAGGTGCTGGAATCAATTATGATCAGGCACAAGAAACTTACACAGCTAGGTATACAATGGAAACTATCGCTCTAGCATTTGCGATAACAGAAGAAGCTATCGAAGATAATCTCTACGACAGACTTGCTTCTCGTTATACAAAAGCTTTGGCTAGATCCATGTCCAATGCGAAAGAAGTTAAAGCAGCTACACCATTGATTAATGGCTTGCCTCAAACGGCAACTTTTAAATCAGGAGATGGTGTTGCATTGTTCTCTACTGCACACACAACTGTAAGTGGAACAAATGTTAAAAACACTTTAACAACTCAAGCAGACTTAAACGAAACTTCATTGGAAACAGCATTAATTGATATTAATGCATTCACTGATGAACGAGGTTTAAGAATAGCAGCTAAAGGGGTCAAGATGATTGTCCCTTCTGGCAATCAGTTCAATGCTGAGAGAATTTTAAAATCTCAAGGTAGAACTGGTACTGCTGATAATGATATCAATGCTATCTTTTCAATGGGAATGGTTCCTCAAGGATATAGAGTGAACAATTTCTTAACTGATGCTGATAGCTGGTATCTTATCACGGACGTACCTAACGGTATGAAAATGTTCCAAAGAACACCATTGACAACTGCAATGGAAGGGGACTTTGATACTGGTAACGTAAGATACAAAGCTAGAGAAAGATACGTTTTTGGCGTATCCGACTATAGAGGTATCTTTGGCGTACAAGGAGCGTAACCAATAAATTAGAAATGAGGCGGCCTTAAAACTGCCTCATTTCGACTATAAAGATAGAAATTCCTTATGAAAAACTTCAGAATACAAATTCGATATAATGGCTATTATGCGGACTTTAATGTTACGTGTGAGGACAGTGCCATAGGTATTGAAAAAGCAATCCTTGACAAACTAGGAAAAAATGAGGTAAAACTGGAGAAAGATGGATTTACTTCTAAACAAGGTAAATGGATAACCTATGAGGAGGTTAGCGATGACCGAAGACCTATACACTACGAAACGGTCCTTGGAACTAGAGTGGCAACAGGAGCACCTGAAGGAGGGCAAGTATAATATTAACATGTCCTATATTGATAAAAAAATTCAGGAAATTGTTAAACAGATTATTGCTCGAGAGTTTGAAGATGCTATTCGTCTTAAACAAATTAAAGATTCCAAGCCCGAAGTTTCGATAGCCACTTAAGCGCTATCAAAAATCATACATTTCTGTAGGGACCCCTTGCACTAAACGCAAATCTGCGTTATAGATTAAATACTATACAATTATTAATTAGATCTAGACGCGTATAGTCGACGGCCTAGAGACTAGATCTACATTAACTAGGAGGATATAATTATGGCAAAAACTAACTTTTCTGGTCCGATAACGACTGGAAGAAATCAAGACAATAGTCCTGATCATGTAAGAGACGCGTCCATGGTGGTGAATGGTGCTTCTTTTTACTTGAACTTCAACTATTTTGCGAAGACGGCTGATACAGACAGACTAGCAACAGCGGTTAACAATCCCATTGGGACTGTTACTATGACGTTAGAATCTGTAGCAGGTACAAGTGTAAGTGGCTTGGATCAAGGTGGAGTCGTTCCAGCAACTGAAATCAGTCTTACATCTACAGACGATGATTCTGGAGCAACGATGACTATTACAGGCACTGATTGTAATGGCTATGTCCAAACAGAAGATCTGACAGAGCCTGATACAACTGTGGTTTATTCAGCGAAGCAATACCAAACGGTAACTTCAATGGTAAGCGACACTGCAAGTGTGGGAGCTTTATCAGCAGGTGTTCGTGTGGCAGGAAAAACATCCTGGCCACTAAGATCCCTGTTTAATATAATCCCAGGATCAGCAGCAGGTGGTGCAGCTGAAACAGCTACAAGTGCGTCTAAGAACTTGGCGAATAACATTGTTATTCCGGCACAGTCTAGAATCTTAACATTAAGTATGATGAATCATACAGCGTATTCTGGAGCAGGTTTTGATGTTGAATTTGGATCTAATCTGACGCAAGCAGGTGGTTCGTTGACTGATAGTATGGATGACAATTATTTCACTACTACGGTCGATGCAAAAGCAGTTGGCTTATGGACAATCGGTGGAGCTGGAGGCGGTACAGCACTTCCTCAAGCGGTTGGTTTAGCGCCAAGACAGTTAAACGTATGCAATGGTGACACAGCAAATTTTCCAGGTGAAAAAATACTGGTCATGACTGCTCAAAACGATGATGCACTTACAACAGGCGTAAGCGTTATTCAAGTAACATGGTTACAGAAAAATAACGGGACTAACTAAGAAACATAATTATAAAGCTCCTTCGGGAGCTTTATAAGATTAGGAGATAAAATTTATGCAACACGTAAGTGTGAAGTCTTTAACTATAAGTGATGAAATAGCAATCAGTGCTAATTACTGGGTGACCGTGGCTAGACCAACAGCTGCATGTACTTTAGCAGCTACAGAATTAGCTTCAACCCATAATGGTGGTGCGAGAAACATTTCAGTTACAACTTTGGCTGATGAAAGTGCTATTACTTTAACGGTGGTAGGCACAGGACTCGATGGAGTAGCGAGCGGAACGACAGAAGTTATAACTTTACCAGCTCAGCGACAACCGAATCAGCAACGACTTTATTTTCGGCTATTGCTTCTATGACGGTAAGTGCTCAACCTTCCGCAAATATTAGTGTAGGATTTGGAACTTCTTGTGGACAAACAGTATTTGCAGGACGTACAGTGTTAAGAGGATTAATCATGATCAGTGGAGGAACCGCTGGAGATGTTTCTTTCAGAAATACTTCGGAATCGGGAACTTCTTTATTTGATTATAGAACGATTGGAACAGCAAATACTCCTTCTCACATGACTATTCCTGATAATGGGGTCAAATTTGATGCCGGTCTGCATATAACTTATACATTGGATGTTACAGATCAGCTCACGTTGTTTTATGACGGGTAGGTATTTCATATGGCAAATACTACTTCAGGCACATACACATTTGATCAAAATTTTGCGATTGACGAAATCATCGCCGATGCGTACGAACGTATTGGCTTAGTTGGCACAGCAGGTCATCAACTTTATTCAGCACGAAGATCATTAAATATTCTTTTTCAAGAATGGGGAAATAGAGGTGTCCATTTTTGGCAAATCGGAAATACCAATATTAATCTAATTCAAGGCTCAACGACTAATGCCGATGCTACAGCAGAAGGATCAGGCACATATACTTTTTATAGAGATTCAGGAGATGTTCCTGGAGGTAATGAACCTCCTCAGGCGGTAACTGCTCCTACGACTAATGTTTATGGGATTACCGATATCCTTAATTGTACTTATAGAACGAACTATAATCTAACGGCTCAATCAGATATTGGACTTACTAAAATTAGTCGAGATACTTATTCAGCGATGGCTAATAAATTAGGTCAAGGAACTCCAAGTCAATGGTGGGTTCAAAGATTTATAGATAAAGTTACTGTAACCATTTATCCTATTCCTGATGCAACAGCCGCAGCGAATTATTTAAATATTTATTATATTAAAAGAATTCAAGATGTGGATTCTACTTATACGGATGCGACGGATCTTCCTTATCGTTTTTTACCCCCAATGGTTTCTGGATTAGCTTTTTATTTATCCATGAAATATGCACCTCAAAGAACTCAGGAATTAAAATTATTATACGAAGATGAATTTGCTAGAGCCTTATCAGAAGATGGCTCTGCATCTAGTACCTATATTACCCCTAAAGCTTATTACCCTGAGGTGACATAATGGCTTCAAGATTTGCAACAGGAAAAAGAGCCCTCTCTATTTCCGATCGATCGGGAGTAGCATTTCCTTATATTGAAATGGTTCGGGAATGGACTGGCGCATGGGTTCATATTTCTGAATTTGAAATTAAACAGCCTCAATTAAATCCGAGACCCGTGGGCGCTGATCCACAGGCCTTGCAGCACGCACGAACCCCAAGAACAGAGTTTTATACTCCAACGATTTTACCGAACAATCCTTTTACCACAACGGCTGCTTCAACAACCGTGACGGTGGATCAGCCGAATCATGGACGTTCGACAGGAGACGCGGTTAGTTTTACCAATGTTCAGGGTGCTACAGGAGGCGTAAGTGCAGCTATTTTTTTAATGGAAACTACATTGGTTTATCCTATCACTTCAACACAGACGACTTTAATGTTAACGGATTCAACGGCTTTTCCGACAACGGGTTATATTGTTATTCAACCTGGCTCGAATTCAAACGAGACGATTCAATACACAGGTAATAATACAGGCACAGGAATTTTGTCGGGTTTAACTCGAGGCACATCCGCTCCGACCTATAATCTGGCTCCCTTAACAACAACTGCTTCCGCCCATTCCGCAGGTAATAAGGTAAGAGGAACGTACAGCGTTTTTAACGACA